GACTACATCGATTTCCACGCGGTGGCCGACTTGCACCTGGACATCCACGCCCGATTGGAGAACTGGGCGCGCTGGGTGCGCACGTCGCCGCAATCCGGCTGGACCGCCTCGCCCATGTGGCGCCAGGTCAAGAGCCTGGCGCGCCAGTGGCATGTGCCTGAGTACCGGGAAAACTGCGACCTGCTCGATGCGCACGAAATGGAACGCCAGGTCAGATTGCTGCCCAACGGACACCGCGATGCAATTCGCTGGTGTTACGTCTATGGCGGACAACCAGGCAAGGCGGCAAAGCTGATTGGCGTTTCCAAGGACATGCTGAAGAAGCTGGTGGAAGACGGGCGCCAAATGCTCAAGAACCGCAATGCTTGACATTCAAGATGCATTGTTTTAAACTCGCGCTCACATGGCGCGCGAATACGCATAAGGCTGTACATCCGTGCGGAGGCGCGGGTGTACAAGTCGAAGCCAGCATGCACACGGCCCCAGGTGGATCACGAGTCTGCCTGGGGTTTTTTGTTTTTAATCGAGCCGGCGTTACCCGGTGTCGCCGAGATGAGGCGTAAAACCATGAGCGAATTCGACAAAGTGCCGAAAAGAGCCGGAAACGGCAATTTAACGGGCGGAAGCCGCAAGGGCATTCCCAACAAGACCACAGGCCAGCTCAAGGAAATGATTCTGCAGGCGCTCGACAAAGCGGGCGGCGTGGATTACCTGCTGTCCTGTGCGCACGACGAGAAAAGCCGCAACGCCTTCCTTACGCTGGTGGGTAAGGTGCTGCCGATGACGGTGGCAGGCGATCCGGCCAATCCGCTGCAGCACAGCATCGAGGTCACCTTCGTCAAGAGCCGCAATGACTCAGCTTCCTGACTGGGCCGAGCGGCTGTGGGAGCCTTCCCGCTACAAGGTGATGCGCGGCGGTCGAGGCAGTGCCAAAAGCCGGACAGCGGCGTCCGCGCTGCTGATCCAGGCGGTGCAGGGCGTGCATCGCGTGCTGTGCGCCCGCGAGATCCAGAAGTCCATCAAGGATTCGGTCAAGCGGCTGCTGGACGACGAGATCGAGCGCCTGGGCCTGTCGGAGTTCTTCGAGTCCACCGAGAACGAGATCCGGGGCCGCAACGGCAGCCTGTTCATCTTCGCCGGCCTGCGCAACAACACCGCGTCGATCAAGTCCATCGAGGGCGTGACGCGCTGCTGGGTGGAGGAAGCCCAGACCATCAGCCAGTCGTCGCTGGATGACCTGATCCCGACGATCCGCGCCCCTGGCAGCGAAATCTGGTTCACCTACAACCCGCGCCACGCCACGGACCCGATTGACGTGATGTTCAAGGCGGACGAGCTGCCGCCGAACACGATCCTGCTGCATGTGAACTGGCAGGACAACCCGTGGTTCCCGGAAGTGCTGCGCGACGAGATGGAATACGACCGCCGCCGCGACCTGGACAAGTACCTGCACATCTGGGAAGGCCAGTACCAGACCAGCAGCGAGGCGCGGGTGTTCAAGAACTGGACGGTCGAGGAATTCGACGTCCCGAAGGACGCGCTGATTCGCCAGGGCGCCGACTGGGGCTTCTCGGTCGACCCGACGGTGCTGGTTCAGTGCTACATCGAGGGCAGGAAGCTGTACGTGCCGCACGAGGCCTACCGCGTCGGCTGCGAGATCGTGGACACGCCCGCGCTGTTCCTGACGGTGCCCGATGCCGAGAAGTGGCCGATCACGGCCGACTCGGCCCGGCCCGAGACGATCAGCCACATGCAGAAGAACGGCTTTCCCAAGATCATGCCGGCGATCAAGGGGGCCAAGAGCCTGGAGGAGGGCGTCGAGTTCCTCAAGAGCTTTGACATCGTGGTCCATCCGCGCTGCAAGCACCTGATCGATGAGCTGACGCTGTACTCGTACAAGACCGACCCGCTGACGGGGTTGTTGATGCCCGTCCTGGAGGACAAGGACAACCACGTCATTGACGCGCTGCGCTACGCCTGCGAAGGCGCCCGGCGCGCCGGCAAGAAAGAGCGCAAGCCCCTGCAAACCACGCCTGATGCCTCATTTGGAGGCTGGATGTCAGCATGACGAACGACGAAATCCTGCAAACCGCCAAGAAACGGTTTGACTACTCGCTCGAAGCGAGCAGCCACAACCGCGACAAAGCGAAAGCGGATATTCGGTTTGCCGCCGCCTCGCCCGATGACCCGTGGCAGTGGGACGAGATGGATGTCAACGGCCGCAAGCTGGCCATGCGTCCGATCCTGACCATCAACAAGCTGCCGCAGCACATCCGCCAGGTCACCAACGACATCCGGCAGAACCGTCCGGCGATCCGTTACCGTCCCGCCGACGACAAGGCCGACCCCGAGGTGGCCGACATCCTGATGGGCCTGGCGCGCCACATCGAGGCCAACTCCGACGCGGACGTGGCCTACGACACCGCCGCCGAGCAGCAGGTCACGCACGGCCTGGGCTACATCCGCGTGCTGGCCGACTACGTGTCCGAGGATTCCTTCGACCAGGACATCTTCATTGCGCGGGTGAAAGACCCGTTCAAGTGCTACGACGACCCGGACGCCGAAGACCCGGCAGGCGCCGACCGCAAGTGGTTCTTCATCGAGGACAGCCTGAGCGAGGAAGAGTTCAAGGCGCAGTACCCGAAGGCCGAGCCCATCGACTGGGCGTTCGACACGAACTCCGACTGGTTCACCGGCGACCGCAAAATCCGCGTCGCCGAGTATTTCGAGGTGCAGGACCGCGACGCCAAGCTGATGCTGTGGTCCAACGGCGAGACTTCCTGGGAGGGCGACCCGCTGCCGCAGGGTGTGCTGATGGGCGAGCTGCCGATCAAGACCCGCACCAGCAAGAAGCGCTGCGTGAAGTGGCGCAAGATCACCGGCAAGGAGATCCTGGAAGAGCGCGAGTTTCCCTGCCGCCACATTCCGGTCGCGCGCGTGATCGGCAACGAGTGGACGGTGGACGGCAAGACCTACATCAGCGGCCTGGTGCGCAACGCCAAGGACTCGCAGCGCATGTACAACGTGGCCCAGTCGGCCATCGTCGAGCGCGTGATGCAGGCCCCCAAGGCACCCTGGCTGACGCCAGCCGAGGCGGTGGAAGGCTACGAGAAGGTCTGGCAGACCGCCAACACGGCCAATCACGCATTCCTGCCCTACAACCATGTGGACGAGAACGGCACGCCGATCCCGGTGCCGCAGCGCATGGCGCCGGCCACGGTCGAACCGGGCTTGAATCAAATTGCGACGGGTGCGAGCGAAGACATCAAGGCCGAGACCGGCCAGTACGACGCCAGCCTGGGTCAGCGTTCCAACGAGACCTCTGGCCGCGCCATCATGGCGCGCCAGCGCGAGGGCGACAACGCCACCTACCACTACGTCGACAACCTGGGCCGCGCGATCCGTCACATCGGCCGCATCATCCTGGACATGATCCCGCGCATCTACGACACTCAGCGTGTCGCGCGCATCCTGGGCGAGGACGGATCGCTGGCCAATGCCACGCTGGACCCGAACCACCCCGAGGCGCTGACCGAGTGGAAGGACGAGCAAGGCGAGATCAAGCGCATCTTCAACCCGAACATCGGGCACTACGACGTCTACACCACCAGCGGCCCGAGCTTCACGACCCGCCGCATGGAGGCGGTGGACGCCATGACGGCCATGACGCAGGCCAACCCGCAGCTGTGGCAAGTCATCGGTGACCAGCTGGTCAAGAACATGGACTGGCCGGGCGCCGAGGACATGGCCAAGCGACTAAAGATGGTGCTGTTGCCCGAGGTGCGCCAGGAAATCGAGCAGGATGAAGGCGGCGCCCCCGAGGTGCCCCCGCAGATCCAGCAGGCCATGCAGCAGATGCAACAGCAGATGCAGCAAATGCAAGAGGCCCTGGTGAATGCGTCCAAGCAGGTTGACGAGCTGGAGCAGGACCGCGAAATCAAGCTCAACGAGCAAATGATCAAGGCCTATGACGCCGAGACCAAGCGCATCCAGGCCGTGAGCGCCAATGCGGCGATGACGCCCGAGCAGGTTCATGCACTCGTGATGCAGACGCTGCAGGAAACGATGGCCACGCCGAGCCCGGCGCAGGCGGTCGTGGAAGACCTGCGGGAGCACGAGGCCCAGGAGCCCGAGCACGCCGATCCGACAGGCATGGAGATGCCCGAGGAGCCGCAGGCCCCGGCGGGCCCGACCGTGCAGGAGCTGCTGCAGGCCAATGTGCAGGCCATCCAGCAGTTGTCCGAGCGCCTGGCGCAGCCGCGCAACGCTCAGATCCAGATCACCAAGAACCCGGACGGATCGTTCAGCGGCCACCGAATCGAGAGCTAAGACATGCCCACCGCAAGCTACACCAAATGCACCGCCGCCATCGAGCCGCTGCTGGAAGGCATCAACGTCGGCTCCGACTCGTGGAAGGTGGCGCTGACCAACGCCGACGCCAGCGGCAAGACCGCGTTCGTGGCCGGCACCGACGACCTGGCCACGGGCAACGGCTACACAGCGGGCGGCAACGCCTGCACTGTGACGACTGCCTCGCAGACTGCGGGCACCTACACGTTCGCGCTGTCCAATCCGTCCACATGGACCGCCTCGGGCGGCTCGGTCGGCCCGTTCCGTTACGCCGTGCTGTGGAACACCACCCAGGGCGTGCCGGTGGCGCAGTGGGACTACGGCTCCAGCATCTCGCTGGCCAACGGCGACACCTTCACCTTCACGTTCAGCGGCAACGTGTTCACGGCGAGCTGACCATGGCAACGATCACCGCAGCAGCAGGCAGCCGCACGACGCTCACGACGACCGCGCTCAATTCTCTGGCCAGCGCGACCTACGTCAGCGCCGGCACCATCGACGTCAACGCCACGGACCCACTGGACGTCGTGATCGAGGTCGAAATCACCCCGGGCACCGTGGCCGGCAACAAGCAGGCCGTGGTCTTCCTCAAGACCAGCATGGACGGCACGAACTACAGCACCGGACCGGAGAGCGGCACCGGCGCCAACGACGAGCCCAACCTGCGCTTCCTGGGCGCCCTGCCGCTCAACACCAACGCCACCCAGCAGCGCGGCGCCTTCAGCGTCATGGCAGCCATCGGTTTTGTGCCGCCCTACATGAAGGTCGTCATCAAGAACGACACCGGCGCAGCACTGGCCGCCAGCGGAAACAGCGTCTACTTCACGCAATTCACCGGCGTCTCGGCCTGATCGGAGCCTGACCCAGCATGGCCGCCCTGATCCTGCCCTCCCGGCGCGTCGTCCAGCCGCAGCAGCCCGCCCAGGTCGACTGGTCCAACCCGCTGACGCGCGGCCTGCTCGACGGCCTGGTTGATTTCGGCCAGGGCAAGGTCTCTCTGCGCGGTAAGCCGGTCACGCGGGAAAACGCGGCCACCATCGACCAGATCACCGGCTTTCGAGGACGCCGCCACACCAGCGTCACCGACCAGGACTCGGTGGCGCTGGAACAGGTGGCACGCAGCGCGGCGACCCTGGTCATCCATGGCACCGCCACCGCCACCGCGGCGACCACATGGTATATCGCCGGCGGAGTCGCCGATAGTGCGGGCGCCCCAGCCCTGATCTACGAGGCCGGCACATCGTTCAGTTACTTCAGTATCTGGAGTTCTGCCGGCACCCGTACCAACGTCACCGGCGGCCCTGCTGCGACATTCCCGGTCGGGGTCAAGCGCACGCTGGCCATGGCCTATGCCGGCAGCAACCTCAAGGCCTATCTGGATGGCGTCAAGGTGGCCGATGGCGCGGCCCCCGCCTCCACCAAAGCCTTCGGCAGTTTGAACTCGGGCACCGTCAGCGCCTCGGCCCAGAACTACAGCTGGTACGGGATTGCGCCGATCATCCTGCTCTATGACCGCGCCTTGTCCGAAGCCGAGATCCGGGCGCTGTCCGACAACCCCTGGCAGATTTTCAAGCCGATGTCGCGCCGGATCTGGGCCCCGGCGTCGGCTCCAGCCGGCCAGAGCCTCACCGCGCAGGCCGGCAGCTACGCGCTGACCGGCTTGGCATCCACGCTCAAGGCGGCGCGCAGCCTGACGGGCTCGGCGGGCTCCCTGAGCCTGGCGGGCTCCAGCGCCACGCTGAAGCTGGGCCGCGCTTTGTCGGCCTCTGCCGGCGCCTACAGCCTGTCCGGCCAGCCGGCCACGCTGACCAGGTACACCCCTGGCAGCGGAACCAGCTATGCGCTGACCGCAGAACCCGGACAGTACCGGATGCAGGGCCAGCGCGCCGAGATGGCCGTCGGCATGCAGATGGTGCATGGCTGGGCGGCGCCCGGCACCGCCTGGCATGCGCTGCTGAGTCCGCCCACCCGGCGCCGGCTCAGGCAGATCGAGGAAGAGGCCCCCGAGGTGGCGCAGGCCATCGAGGAGGCGGCGCAGGCGGCCGTCGTGCAGCCGGCGACATCCGTCGAGCCGCCGGACTTCGGCGCCATCGACCGCAGGAAGCGCGAGACCCGCGCCGCCTACGAAACCTTTTTTCGTAACCTGGTGGACGAGATCCGCCAGGCCGATGAAGACGAGCAGATCATGCGCGTGATGGCGCAGCTGCTCTGAAAAAACCGCACCTGTCCGGTCTGGCAGGGTTATCAGCACTCGAAACGATGAGCACTGAGCCGATAGAAATGGCGGGCTTGCCCGCATCCGTTGAACTCGACAACGCTAAAACCGAGGAACCCAACACCCCCGAGACGGTCACTGCTGCCGACGGTGAGGTGGACAAGCAAGAGCAGGCGAAGGAGCGCACATTCACTCAAGCTGAGTTGGATGCGGCGATCCAGAAGCGGCTGGTCAAGGAGCAGCGCCGCATCGAGCGCCAGTTGCGCGAGCAGCTGCAGAGCGCCCGAACTGCGGTGGCACCGCAGCGCGAGTCGTTCAAGGACGATGAAGCCTACCTCCAGGCCCAGATCGAGCATGCAGCCGAGCTGCGAGCCCAGCAGAAGCTGGCAGAGCGCCAGAAAGCCGAGCAGGCCGAACGGATGGCGGAAGCCTTCCAGGAGCGTGCAGAAAAGGCCGCCGAGCGCTATGCCGACTTTCAGGCTGTGGTGAGCAACCCGAACCTGCCGATCAACGAGGGCATGGCGGAATTCATCAGCGAATCCGAACTGGGGCCCGACCTTGCCTACTACCTGGGCAAGAACCCCAGCAAGGCCGCCGACATCTCGCGCATGTCTCCGATCAAGGCCGCACGCGAACTGGCACGGATTGAAACCGAGCTGGCGAGCAAACCCAGAGCCCAGCCATCGAAGGCGCCCGAGCCGATCAACCCGGTCGGCTCCAGGTCGAAGTCGTCCACGTCATCCAATCCGAGCGACGACGACGACATTGCCACCTGGATGCGCAAGGAACGCGAGCGCATCAGCCGTCGATAAGGCTATCCACCCCGTCCAAGACCCGCCATCGAGCGGGTTTCGTTTTTTGAAAGAGCGGCAAAATGGCTAACTCCATTCTTACCCCCACCGCAGTGACCCGCAAGGCGCTGCAGATCCTGCACCAGAAGCTGAACTTCGTCGGCAACGTCAACCGCCAGTACGACGACTCGTTCGCCCAGACCGGCGCGCGCATCGGTGACTCGATCAAGATCCGCCTGCCGAACCAGTACACCGTCCGCACCGGCGCATCCATCAGCACCCAGGACACCGCAGAATCCAGCACCACGCTGCAGGTGGCGACGCAGAAGGGCGTGGACACCACGTTCACCTCTGCCGAGCTGACCATGAGCCTGGACGACTTCGCCGACCGCATCCTGGAGCCGGCCATGGCCGTCCTGGCGGCCAACATCGAGGCCGACGCCTTCAACATGGCGCTGGACGTCTACAACAACGTCAACAACGTTGGCTCGGCCATCACCCTGAACAAGGTGCTGGGCGCGCGCAAGGTGCTGACCGACAACCTGGTGCCGGGCGACAAGCGCCGCCTGATCCTGAACACTCAGGACAACCTCGACCTGGTGGACGGCCTGAAGGGCCTGTTCCAGGACAGCAACGAGATCGCCAAGCAGTACCGCGACGGCATGGTGGGCCGCACCGCCGGCTTCGGTGACATCTACGAGAACACCCTGCTGCCCTCGCAGACCACCGGCACCGCCGCATCGGCCACGACCTACACCGTCAACGGCGCAAGCCAGACCGGCTCCGGCGTGGTGGTCGCAACCGGCTCGACCACCTTCAAGAAGGGTGACATCGTGACCTTCGCCGGCTGTAACCGTGTCCATCCGGAGACGAAGGCCGACACCGGCGTGCTGCAGTCCTTCGTCGTGACCGCCGACTACGCTGGCGGCGCGGGCACCCTGGCCATCTCCCCGGCCATCGTGACCTCGGGCGGCCGCCAGAACGTGTCCGCTTCGCCGACCAACGGTGGCGCCGTGACCAAGGTCGGTGGCGCCTCGGCGGTCTACAAGCCGTCGCTGGCCTTCCACCAGAACGCCTTCACCTTTGCCACCGTCGACCTGGAAGACGTGTCGAAGTACGGCGCCTGGGGTGCGCGCGAAGTGTTCGATGGCATCAGCCTGCGGATTGCTCGCCAATACGCGATCAACAGCGACACCATCCCGTGCCGGATTGATGTGCTGTACGGCTACAAGACCATCCGCCCCGAGATGGCCTGCCGCATCCTGAGCAACTAAGCTCGCAAGGGCCCCGCGGTCAAAAGCCGTGGGGTTTTTTCATGTTTATCGAATACCCGAAATCCCTGTACCTCAAGGGTTGGGACGACCTGGACGCCAGCGTCATCGTCCACGACGCCGAGCAAGAGGCGCAGGCACGAGAAGAGGGCTACCGGATGCTGTCCGAGCCTGAGAAGGACCCGCAGGACGACGCGCCTGCCGAGTCGCCCAAGAAACGCGGCAGGCCGCGAAAAACAGATTCCGAACCGCGATGACCACAGCCAACCAACTCATTGAGCGCGCCTACCAGCTGGCCGGGATGAAAGACCCGAACCAGGCCGTCAGCGGCGCCGAAGCGTCTGCCGCACTGGATGCGCTTAACGACCTGATCGACAGCTGGAACACACAGCGTCTGTACATCGTGTCGGTCAATGAGCTGGTGCAGACGGTCTCCGGCCTGCCGATCACGATTGGCCCCGGCCAGACCATCAACGTGGCCCGTCCCGTCGCCGTGGAGGACGGGTCGTTCATCCGATACAACAACGTCGACTTCCCGATCCAGTGGATCACCCGCGAGGAATACAACGACATTGCCTACAAGCAGGTGACATCCACGGTGACAGCGTACGGCTATTACGACCAGAACATGCCGACCGGCAATATCTACTTTTGGCCGTACCCGGCAACTGGCGCCGAGCTGCACTTGCAACTGCAGCATCAATTGAGCGAGTTCGCCGACCTGACCACCGACTACACCCTGGCGCCCGGCTACCGCAAGGCGATTGCCTACACGCTGGCCGAGGAGCTGTGTGGCGGCGTGCGCGCCGTGCCACCCAAGGTCGAGCAGATTGCCGCAGTGGCGCGCAAGGCGATCCGGCGCACCAACGTCGACGTGCCGCAGCTGGAGACCAACCGGCGCGGTTTCAGCCCGATTGCCAGATTCATGAGTGGCGTATGAGAAAGCCTGTTCCATTCGTCGGCCCGAGCTACCAGGCGCGCAGCCTGAACGCCGATGCGCAACGCGCCGTCAATTGCTATGTCGAGATCGACCCGACCTCCAGCCGCGCGCCTTCCGCACTGTACGGAACGCCAGGCCTGCGCAAGGTTGCCACGCTGCCGACTGGCGGCTGCCGGGGCGCGATTGCCGAGAAGGGCTATGCCTGGGTCGTGGCGGGCGACACGGTCTACAAGGTCTCGGTCGCCTACGCCGTGACCACCATCGGCACCATTGGCACCGTGTCTGATACGGTCTCGATGGCGTCCAACGGCACGGAAATCATCCTGGTGGACGGATCGGCCGGCTACCTCATCAACACGACAGCGAACACCGTCACGCAGATCACCGACCCGGACTTTCCGAACGGGGTCAGGCGAGCGACCTACCAGGACGGCTACTTCATCGTGGCCGGCGACAACTCGCAGAAGTTCTACATCTCAGGCCTGCTCAACGGCTCGGCCTGGGATGGGCTGGACTTTGCCAGCGCCGAGGGTGCGCCCGACAACACCATCGGCCTGATCTCCGACCACCGCGAGCTGTGGCTGTTTGGCGACACATCCGCCGAGATCTGGGTCAACACCGGCAACGCCGACTTTCCGTTCGAGCGCAGCGGAAACGCCTTCATCGAACATGGTTGCGCGGCGGCGGCCAGCGTATCCAAGCTGGACAACACCGTCTTCTGGTTGGGTGCCGACGACCGTGGCAGCGGCATCGTGTGGCGCGCAGAGGGATACACGCCGGTGCGCATCTCCACCCACGCGGTCGAAAAGGCTATCAGCGGCTACGGCTACATTGCCGATGCGGTGGCTTTCACCTACCAGCAGGAAGGGCACGGCTTCTACGTGCTGATCTTCCCCAGCGCAGGCGCCACCTGGGTCTACGACGTGGCCACGCAGCTGTGGCACGAGCGCGCCTGGCTCAGCCCTAGCACGGCCGAGCTGGGGCGCTGGCGGGCCCATGCGCATGTCATGCTGGGCGGCCAGCATCTGGTGGGCGACTGGGAGGACGGGCGCCTGTACGTGCTTGACCTGGATTACTTCCTTGACGACGCCGACCCGATCAAGCGCATCCGCGCGGCGCCAACCATCGAGCAGCAGCAATACCGGCTGTTCTACTCCATGCTGCAAATCGACATGGAGACTGGCGTAGGCACGGAAAGCGGCCAGGGCGCCAGCCCGGTGCTGATGCTGCGCTACTCCAACGACGGCGGCCACACCTGGAGCAACGAGCGCACGGCCACGGTCGGCCAGCAGGGCGAATATGCCAGCCGCTGCGTGTTCTGGCGCCTGGGCATGGGTCGAAACCGCGTCTGGGAAATCTCCATGACCGATCCGGTCAGGTTCGCGGTCTTCGGCGCGCTGGTCGAGGCCGAACAGGGGGTCGCATGAGTTCGGCCCTGTCCCTGTTCCCGGCGCGCATCCGATTCGTCAACCAGGACGGCACGCTGACGCCGGAAGCCTACCGGGCGCTGCAGATCCTGTACGGCCGTACCGGCGGCGTGCTGGGCGACATGGGCGTGGACACCTTCGCGCCCGCCCCTGGCGGCGACCTGGTGCAGGGATGTACCGGGCTGGAGACCGTCACGCAGCCTGCCAGCGTCGACTGGATGGCGCCCGAGGTGCTGCAGCCGGTCGTGGCCGACGTGCTGCTGCCAGACGTGACGCAGCCGCCCAGCGAGCGCGCCAACACGGCGGCCGAGCCGGTGACGCCGGGGGCCTCGCCCTACACCTTCCGCTCGGGGCGCGACGGTTACGTGATCGTGCAGGGCGGAACGGTGACGCAGGTCGACTACGTGCGCCTGGGCGTGGCGACCAAGACCGGCGCGCTGGCCGGGCTGTTTCCGCTGCTGTCCGGCGACGGCCTGCAGGTGACCTACACGGTCGCGCCCACCATGACATTCATCCCGAGGTAACCATGCAACGACTTCCGAAGCGTCTGGTCAGCGGCTCGCAGATTGCCGCCAGCGCCACGACCTACTACACCACGCCGGCCAACACCAAGACCACGATTGCGGCCTGCACGCTGACCAACACCACGGCCGGCGCCATCACGGCGACGATGCACCTGGTGCCCACCGGCGGCACGGCCGGCGCGGACAACTGCATCCTGTCGGCGCGCACGATTGCGGCCGGCGAGTCCTACAACGTCGCTTCGGCCATCGGCCAGACGCTGGAGGCGGGCGGCACGATCCAGGCACTGGCAGGCTCTGCGACGTCCATCACGCTGGTGGCCAGCGGCTACGAGACCAACCCCTGATGAAGGTCACCTACGGCAAGGGCTTCGAGCCGGCGCGCGTGGAGACCGCGCGCGACAAGGCGCAGCGGCTGGAAGAGGCCATGATGGGCATGCCGCAGGCCGAGTGCCCGGTGCGGCATCACTTCGCACCCGGCGTCTACGCGCGCGAGATCAGCATCCCCAAGGGCGTGGTGCTGGTGGGCGCGGTGCACAAGATAGAAAACCTGGCCGTGCTGTCGGCGGGCCGGCTGCAGGTCGTCACCGACGAGGGCACGACCGAGATCAGCGCGCCGGCCATCGTCAGGGTCAAGCCCGGACAGAAGAACGCGGCGCTGGCCCTGGAAGACGCGGTGTGGACCAACTTCTTCGCCACCGACGAGACCGACCCCGACAAGCTGGTGGAAATCCTGACCGAATCCAAGGCCTGCGAGATGCTGGGCGGCCACGGCAACAGGCAGTTGCTTGCCCATGAAGAACTGAACAAGCTGGAGGATTAAAAAATGGCTTTTGGACTTACCGCCGCGCAGGTGGGGATGGTGGGCATTGGCGCTGGCCTGCTGGGCGGAGCCATGTCGTCCAACTCCGCCGAGAACGCCGCGCAGACCCAGGCAGACGCCACCAACAACGCGACCGCTCTGCAGAAGCAGATGTTCGACAAGCAGGTCGAGCTGCAGGAGCCGTTTCGCCAGGCCGGTCTCACGGCGCAGAACCGCCTGCTCGACATGCTGGGCCTGAGCGGCAACACGACAGCGCAGGGCTACAGGTCGCTGATGAAGGACTTCGGCATGTCCGACTTCCAGGCCGACCCCGGCTACCAGTGGCGCATGGACCAGGGCCAGCGGGCGCTGGAACGCTCGGCGGCGGCGCGCGGCGGCCTGCTGTCCGGCGCGGCCATGAAGGCGGCCACCGACTACGGCCAGAACCAGGGAAGCGCCGAGTACCAGAACGCCTTCAACCGTTTCCAGACCAACCGGGCCAACAAGCTCAACCCGCTGCAGTCGCTGATGGGAGCCAGCCAGACGGCGGCCAACAACCAGGGGCAGGCGGCGTCCAACTACGGCAACAGCGTCGGCAACCTGATGACCAACATGGGCAACGCGCAAGCGGCGTCCAAGATCGCGCAGGGTAACGCCTGGACCAGCGCCGTGAACAACGGCTGGAACAACTGGCAGCAGGGGCAGCTGATGAACAAGCTGTTCCCAAGCCCCGGCTACTCGGGCAGCACCGGCTACACCGGCGGCGCCGACCCGCTGGGCGACTTCATCACCAGCAACGGATGGACAGGCTAAATCATGCCAATCGACGCATCAATCTACGGCCAGATCCAACAGTTCAAGCCTGAAAGCCAGGTCAACCAGCTGGCCAACGTCCTGCAGATCCAGGGCGCGCAGCAGGCCAACCAGCTCAACCAGCTCAAGATGGACGAGTACCAGCGCGGCGTGCAGGAGCAGAACGCCCTGCGCTCCCTGCTCGGCACGCAGGGTTTCGACATCTCCAAGCCGGAGTGGCAGCAAAAGCTGGTATCCACCTCGCCGACCAAGGGCATGGAGTTCGTCAAGCAGCACCTGGAAGGCATCAAGACCAAGACCGAAGCCGATGCCAAGTCCTTCGACCTGGCCAACAAGCGTTACAGCGCCTACAAGACCACGCTGGGCTCGCTGGCCAACGATCCGGCCTTGAGCAAGGACAAGGTGCTGGCGGCGGGACAGGAGCTGGTCAACATGGGCATCCTGACGCCCGAGATGTTCGCGCAGACCTCGGCCGGGCTGCCTGACGACCCGGCGCAGCTCAAGATCAAGCTGACCGAGGGCCTGAAGTCGCAGCTCACGCCGGAACAGATCTTCACGGTGTTCTCGCCCAAGGTGACGACCGTGGACAACGGCCAGCAAATCTACCGCGTGGACGACAATCCGAATAGCCCGACCTTTGGCCAGAAGATTGGCGCGGCGCCGGTGCAGAAGGTAGCGACTCCTGGCGAGCAGTTGAGCGCGCAGACGGCGCGGCGCGGCCAGGACATGGTGGACGCGCGGTCGCGCGAAACCGCCAACGCGGCGCGCACCCAGGTGGTCGAGACGCCAGATGGCGTGATGCTGGTCGACAAGGGAACCGGCGTGGCCAGGCCGGCCGCGACGATGGACGGCAAGCCCGTCTCCGGCAAGCAGCCCGAGTCCGTCAAGAAGGAGCTGATGAGCATCGGGCAGCAGCGCTCCATCATCCAGGGCGCCCTGGACGCGGTGGACGCCACGCCATCTGCGTTCAGCTTTTCGCGCGGCATGTACGGCAAGACGGCGCTTGGGGAAACGCTTGCAGGGCGAGGCGAGACGCCCGAACAGACACAGGCCCGAGCCTATGTGTTCAACAACGTCTCGCGCGTCATCAACGAGCGAGCGGGCGCGGCGCAGTCGGCGCAGGAACTGGCGCGACTCAACACCTTCCTGCCGGCAGACACCGACAGCCCGCAGCAGATTAAAAACAAGCTGATCGGCTTCCAGAAGTACCTGGCTGATCTGGAGGCGGGCACCACTGGCAAGCCCTCAACGGCGGCGCCCTCGATGCCGTCGAGCGGCGGCTTCAAGTACCTTGGCAAGGAGTAATGATGGCACGCTACCGTGTGCAAGGCCCGGACGGGGCCATCCATGTGTTCGAGGGACCGGACAACGCCACGCCGGCTGATGTCGAGGCCTTCGCGGCGCAGACCTTCGGCGCCAAGGCGTCCGCCAAGAGCGGCAAGGCCGCAGAGAAGCGCCACGACCCCACCGACGGCATGAGCCCGCTGGAAACCTTTGCTGCCGGTGTGGGCAAGGGCATGACCGACCTGGCCTACGGCGTCGGGCAGATGATCCCGGTGCGCCGCAACGGCAAGTGGGACACCCTGGTCACCGACCAGGACGTGGCCGAGAAGCGCAGGATCGACGCGCCGCTGATGAACACCACGGGCGGCCAGGTGGGCAACTTCGCCGGCAACGTGGCCGTTGCGCTGCCGACCATGTTCATTCCTGGCGCCAACACCCTGACGGGCGCCGCCCTGGTGGGCGCGGGCCAGGGCCTGCTGCAGCCCACGGCGGCAGGAGAAAGCCGCCTGACCAATGCCGCAATTGGCGGCGCCTCGGGTGCCGGCGGCGTGGCGGCAGGTCGCGCCTTGGTGGGCGCCTACCAGGGCAGCAAGGCGCTGGTGGAGCCCTTCATGCAGGCGGGACGCGACAAGATTGCCGGGCGCACCATTCTGCGCTTTGCGTCCGACCCCGCCAAGGTGGCGACCGCCCAAGGCGGACAGACCCTCACCGGCGCCTTGCCGACGGTGGCCGAGGTGACGGGCGACGCCGGCATGGCCCGGCTGCAGGACGCGGTGCGCTCGATGGACCCGCAGATCAGCAATCAGCTGGTGCAGCGGCTGGCGGACAACAACGCCGCGCGCGTGAACTCGCTGACCGGCTTGGCCGGGGACAGCACCAGGCGCGCTGCTGCGGAGTCGGCGCGCGAGGCGGCATCGAAGGATCTGTATCAGCAGGCCACGAAGGCGGCCTACACCGTCGACGGAGCACTGGAAGAACTGTTGAAGCGTCCTGCGGTTCAGCAGGCCATGGCGCGAGCCAAGACGCTGGCGACCAACCAGGGACGGACAGTCGCCTTCGACGTGAACCCTTCGAATGCGTTCTCTGGCGTGGGCGTTCCGACCAACTCCACTCGACAGATCAACGGGCAAGCTCTGCAGGATCTGAAGATGGCCATGGACGAGATGCTGACCGATCCTGCGTCTGGTTTTACGGGCAAGGCGGGCAACACCATCAAGGATCTGCGCGGACAGCTGATCAACTGGATGGAGTCCGCAAACCCGGCATTCAAGGCTGCGCGCACAGCGTACCGCGACGCGTCCAAGCCCCTCAACGCCATGGACATTGGCGCGGAAGTGGCGCGGCGCGCGACCTCCAACACCAGCGACCTGGCGGGCAACCCGCGCATGCAGGCCAATGCGCTGCTGGGCATGCTGCGCGACGAGGGAGGCTTGATCGAGCGCGCCACGGGGCGCAAGGGGCTGGGCAACAAGCTGGCCGACATCCTGACGCCTGACCAACTGGCCACGCTGCGCGCTGTGGCCAGCGAGACCGACCGGGCCGCCGCTGTGGCGTCGACCGGCGCAGGTCCTGGTTCTGCAACGGCGCAGCGCCTGGCGTCGCAGAACATCCTGCGCCAACTGGTGGGACCGACCGGCCTGCCGCAGTCGTGGGCCGAGAGCGCGCTGGCCAACACGGTGATCGGCAAGCCGCTCAACCTGCTGTATGGCGGCGTGGCGGAGCCGAAGATCCAGCAGGCGCTGGCCGAGGCGGTGCTTGACCCGGCCAGGGCAGCCGCGCTGGTGTCCAGGGTTCAGCCTGCCCAGCAGCAGCTGCCGCCCAGCGTGGTGCGCCGCCTGGCCACGGATCTGGCCAGCCAGGCTGTGCGCCTGACGCCTTCAACGCTCGCGGTGACCGGGCAGAGGTGAAAACAGGATGCGCTTGACCTTGCCGTCCGGCAGCAGCTTCCAGATAGCCGCCTTGACGAAATAGATCAGGACGCAGAACACCAGAAAGATAAACGGCTTCAGGAAGACAGCCAACAGCCAGCCCGGCATAGCAACCCTTTCAAGGCCCCTAGCGGGGCTTTTTTCATGGCCGCACCACGCGGCCTTTTTTGATTTGAGGTGTACCCCATGAGCGGTGTGATCGCCACCATCCCGAAGTTCCAATTCTCGGCCAACGGCGCGCCGATGGCAAACGGCACGCTGACCACCTACCTGGCCGGCACGACCACCCTTGCGACGACCTGGCAGGATAAGGCCCTGTCCATCGCCAACACCAACCCGATCACGCTGGACTCGCGCGGCGAATGTGTGCTGTGGCTGGACCCGGCCAAGCAGTACAAGTTCGTGCTGAAGAACTCCGGCGGGGTGACGCAATGGACGCAGGACAACGTGTCGGGGGCGCTCAATGTTGATGCGTTCAGCGCGGCTACGGGCGCCTCACTGGTTGGCTACCTCCCCGCCGGCACCGGCGCAGTCGCCACGACTGTGCAGAGCAAGCTGCGAGAGACAGTGAGCGTTTTTGACTTCATGACGTCAGCAGATAAAGCAGCAGTTGCCGCAGGCACGGAGTCGGCCAGTGTTACCGCTGCAATTCAAGCTGCAATTAATGCGGTAAGCGCAGCAGGCGGCGGCACGGTGTATTTCCCGCAGGGCAACTACTACATCACCGCCCCGATTGAAGTTGCCACCTATGTGAACCTCGTCGGCGCAAGCCAGGGCACCACAATCACCAAGAAGAACAGCACGGCCAGCTCGGGCGGCGTGAATTGCGTGATCTACGGAAACGGCAAATACAGGTTCTTCATTGAGAACCTGCAAGTCGTAGGCGACCGTGTGCGCGACACAAGCACAGGTGTGGTGACTGTTTCCACCTACGGGTTTTATCTTAATGGGTGCAGCTATTTCGACGTTCGAAATACGCGGGCGCAAGCGTGTATCAACGGCTACGTCTACAAGACGTGCTGGGCGTGTTCGTTGGAGCAAGCCACGGCGCAGCAGTGCCAGCAGTACGGATTCGTATTGCAGAGTGCGAACACCTCTACGGTGCTTCGCAACACCACGGCATGGGGGTGCGGAGGTGGGTGGTCATTAAGTGGGTGCGTCTATACCCAGCTCATTGGGTGCGCCTGCGACCACAGCGATGCTGGCAAGCATCCGTCTGATCCGTTTTTGCCATCTGGTTCTGGTGGTGACTATCAGAACGCAGCTTTCATATTTAACATCACCGGATGCCAAGGTATTACGATTGTTTCCCCTGGGACTGAAAACAGCTATTCGCAATACATGTATTGCGAAGGGGCGCAAGTCACTGTGCTTAGTCCGTACATCTACAACTTGCAGTGCTATGACCCCACGTGGATGTTTATTTCGACTCGCGGAACCGGCAAGAGCAACGTCTCCATCCTGAATCCTTGGTTTACTTCCGTTACCAACACGCTTGGAGTGTCTGCAAACATCAAAGGTTATTACGTTGAAAATCCATCGGTGCAACGTATTAACATTGTTGGCAAATACTCGTTGGATGGCACATTCGGCGCCTACGAATACTCCACTGACGGTCTGTACTCTGAAAACGAGACGGGGATTGCAAAATACACTCAGCAATCCATGGTAATTGGTGCTAGGTCGCAATTTATTCATGGGGCGACAGACCTTTCTAATATCATATTGACTGGCTCCACAAAAGAATTGCAGATTGATTCAGTTTCCGCAAACGTCGTTGATTTTGATCAGCCTCTTCCATCGTCCGGAATATTCAAAATCAAAGCAACTGGATCATATAATTCTAGTTATGACACTGCAAAAATAAAGATTGTTGAGACAAATGGCACTACTACCAACGTGCTCAAATCTTGGACAAACTCTGGCAATGCTTTGTCAATCAATGAGGCTTTTTACCTTGCTGCACAATCTGGGTACAGCCTCATTTTCAGAATAACCACAAACAACACAACGGACGTTATGAAATTCACCAACCTTGAAATTTCAAACGTACCGAATCAACAGTCATAACGAATGACCATCCGCACCGCCACCGGCCTGATCGCCTGGTACATCCGCGCCACGGGCTGCCGTGGCTGGACCAGCTTCTGGAACGTCATCTATGTGCTTCCGGGTTCTGAGCACGACGAGCGCCTGCTGCGCCACGAGCGCAAGCACCTGGAGCAAATCGAGCGTGACGGCCGGGTGGTGTTTGCGATCCGGTACCTGTGGTGGTCGTTGCTCTACGGCTATCACGCTAACCCCTACGAAGTAGAAGCCCGAGCGGCAGAAAACCAATCACCATGACAGACGAATTTTGCGGCAAGGACCGCCGACAAAACGACCAAGCCTGGGTTGCGCTGGCAACGCAGCTGGCCGACTTGCATTCAGACGTTGGCGAAATCAAGACCGGCATGTCCGACTTCCGCGACGGCATGCGCGAACTGGCCCAGGCCATCACCAAGCTCGCCTTGGTTGAAGAGCGCCAGTCCCAGGCTAGCCTGGCCATCGAGCGTTGCTTCAAGGCGGCCGAGCGCCTGGAAGGAAAGATCGAGTCCGTTTCGCTGCGCGTCACCGAGCTGGAAAAGGCCGAGCCGCAACAGGCTCGCACTTCGGAATGGGTGGACCGCGCCGTCTGGGCCATCGTGGCCGCAACGGTTGCTGCAACTGCATCCAAGCTAGGGGTGCTGGGATGATGCTGATGCTGTGGCCACTGATCTTTTGGAGAATGCTGTGGAGATGAGCCAGGGCGACGCGCTGAAGATGGCGGCCGCTCTGATCAAGCAGGCGGAGGGGCTGCGCCTGCGGCCCTATAGGTGTCCTGCCGGCGTGCCGACCATCGGCTACGGCTCGACCCGCTATGCCGACGGGAAAGCCGTCACGCTGAAAGACCCTGCCATCACCCAGGCGCAAGCCGACGAGCTGCTGATGGTGACGCTGCAGCAGGAATACCTGCCCGGAGTCCTCAAGGCATCGCCCACCCTGGCCGACAAGCCCAAGGCACTGGCGGCGATTCTCGACTTTGCCTACAACCTGGGCGTGGCTGCGTATGAGAAAAGCACCCTGCGCAAGTGGATCAAGGCCGGTGGCAAGGTGCTGCCCGGCCTGGTGGCCCGGCGAGACGCCGAGGCCTTGTTATTGAAATGAGGAGGATTGAAAGATGAACACCGAAATCATTACCGCGCTGGTGCGCCATGTGCTGACCGCCGCTGCCGGCGCCATGGCCGTTCGCTACGGAGTGGATGGCGCCACGATGGACGCGATTGTGGGCGGCGCTGCTGCGCTGGCTGGCGTGCTGTGGTCCGTGCTTGACAAGCAGGCCAGGAGGAAGGCGTGAAGCGTACCTTAAGGCCTCACGATTTCCGGCTACCATTCGGAACGGTTGGCGTTGTGCTTGGAACTTCTTAGACAGCGCACACGATTCCTTAGACAGGTGCTAATGGAATCAACAGGTTACAACTGATAAAGATAAGACATTATCTCCTTTCAGTCCTCGTCGTCTTCGTCGTCGTCCAGCCCGACCTCGATGGTCACGGTGTCGAACGTCAGTTCGTCGGCCAGGTCGCGGTGCAGCAGATCCACGCTGCCAGCGAAAGCGCGCCGGTTGGTTTGGTTGCCGTCCATGTCGAGGCAGAAGCCCTCGATCCAGCTGGTCGATCCATCGGCCTCGATGACTTCGGCACAGATCAGCAGGCTGGCCACACGGCCTTCGAGCAGGTAGCGCACCAGTTCCTGCGCCTGCTCGGGCAGTGGGTTGGTGGCGGGGTTGGTCAGGTCAGCGATGATGGGCATTGGGGCACTCCGGGTGCAGGATGTTGTTGATCGTCGCGGACAGCAGCGTCCAGCTGATGCCGAGGGGTTGGTCCGGGTCTTGGCACTCGCTGGCCAGCCGGGTCAGGTCTTGGGGGCGCAGCCGGTTCGGCAGGCAGACATGCAGGCTGGCCCAGCGGTCGCGCTCGGAGACGGCGAGCTGCAGCCACTGGATGCGCAGCGTCAGTGCCTCGATCCACTTGACGAGATGCACGGTGTTGCGCGGCGTGAGCGGCACGCCACTGAGCAGCAGGTCGCGCCACTCCTCGGGGGTCTGCGGCGGCTTCATGGTGCGGGCTCCGGGGGCTGGATTCCGTGCGCGCGCTCAATGGCGCGGGCCAGCATGACGCGATTGCTCGGGTACTCGGCGATGAGTTCGCGCAGTTCGTCGTCGGTCAGCGGCTGCCGGGGTTCGTGGCGCTCAAGGCGGTCGATTTCGTCGGCGGCGGCCTGGACCAGTTCGGCCATGATGGAGGCGCTGCGGCGCAGTCGGTCGGCGTGTCGGATCAATCGGGCTTCCTCTCAGGTTTGGCGCGCACCTTGGCCGCGCACTCGGCGCAGACAAGGTGGGCGTGGAACTTGACGGCGCCGGCCTGCGGCTTAGGCTGCAGGCACAGGAAGCGCATCACGGTGGCGTTCGGCCGCAGGTCGGCCAGCCCTTGCTTCTGGCGGGCCTGCATCAGTCGACCTCGAAGCGCGTGAACAGGTCGACGACGAACAGCGCCAGGCCGGCAACGCTGACCAGCGGGGCGAAAAAAAACCGGCGGATGCCGGTTTGAGTGGTGCTGTGGGTTGGGGTGTTCATGTTGCCGCCTCGGTTTTCGGGTTGACCTCGCGCCAGTCGAGATAGCGGCGCACGGCGGTGCGCATCTGCTCCGGCGTGGATTCGCGCAGAATGGCCTCGTAGACGCCGATGCCGTCGGCAAGTTCGTGGATGGCCGGTCCGTCGAGGCCCCATCGGCCAGTGCTGTCGCGGCGCTGGCGGCAGCGGTACAGGGCGCGTCCGGCGATGTTGAGCATCCGCATGGGGCCTGTGTTGTCGCCGTCGATCTCGGCCGCGCGCATCTGGGCGCTGCCGATGGCGTCGCACAGCGAGAAGAAGTGGACCCAATCGTCGGCGGGCACCAGGCCGTTTTCGAGCTTGTAGAGGTCGAGCCGGACCTCGGCCATGATGCGGTCGGCGTCGGGCTGGTTCACCGGGTCGCTGTAGGGCTTGTGCATGGCCAGCGTGTAGGTGAGCTTGCGCTGGGTCACGACGCGCGCGACCTGCTGCTCGTGGTCTGGGCTGGTGATGCCCAGGCGTCGCAGCTTGCGGCCGTGCTTGGTGGTTTTTCTCATGTGTTGCTCCTGCTGTCTTGGACGCAGACCAAGGGCTCGTGTGTCCGGTGGCTCGCCTGGCGCGCCTGCATAGCCTGGACGCAGGCTGCGTGGCTCGGCATGGGCAGCGCGGACAGGGTGGTGCCGGTCGGGGTGAAGGTGTAAATCAGGAGGATCCAGGACATGCTTGACCCCTGGCGCGGATGTCGGCGGCGCACACGCTTATCTGCCACGCAGTTGACCGGATGGCGCTTACTTCGTCGTGCTCGCCGTTCTCGATTGCTCGCTGCGCTTCCAACTCGCAGTGCATAGCGCGGTCGCTGCACACCTTGGCGCAAGCCTCGCGTTCATCTTCCCTGATCTGATACTCCAACTCGACAAGAACGTCTTCGATGTTGTTTTCCGGCCCAGGCGTAAACCCTGACCCGATTTCCCATCGTTCGACCTTTTCGCGCTCGGCAGCGGCGACCAGGGCGGCGAAGCGTTCAAGGCGCTCTGTGTGATCGCGGGAAGTCGGAACCATCATCCCTGTCTCCAGCGCCATGCGGATAATGTTGTCTCGGTCGATCATTTCATCATCCCCCAAATCCAAGCTAGAGCAGCCACCAAGCAACAGATCGGTGCAACGATGTATGTGCCTATGGCTTGAATGGTTTCGACTGTCATTTCTGCTCCTTGATTCCATGCGCCTTTTCGATGGCGCGGGCAAACCGCAGAGACCAATCCGGCGATTCGTGAAAGTGCGTGCTGTCGTCGATCAGTTTGATCTGCTCATCCATCAGCGGATGGCGAGGTGGCTGCGGGTGGAGGTACGCGGGACGAACTTTTGTCAATCGTGGGTTGTTCTTTTCAAAGCCCCATTCGACTTGTTGCGCGTCCACATACATAATCAGTCCGGTTTCTTCGTGCTGAAACATCCACGCCACCGGTTCCTGCTCGACTTGCGGCTGCAGGTGACTGTAGAGCGGCTCCCACTCTCGGTTGTACCGCGCAGACCATGCCCGGGTTTCTTCACTCGGTTCTTTTGAGAGGTACTCAAAGTCACCTTCTCCATCGAAGCAGCGCCACGCCACTGGCTCCGAAACAGGATTCGTATCGGGCTGCTTCAGTGCTGCGCTGAGTGCCGCTTGCACGGTTTGCCACGATTTGATTTCATCGGGCAGAAAAACCAGTGGAGACGGCACCCCCATCATTTCCAGTACATTCAGGGCCTGCTCCAGCACGGAGCGGTCGATTGTGATTTTGGTCATTTCGTTTCTCCCGTTGCTTTGGCAATGACAGTACACAATTTATCAAATGCACAATCCGATGTGTTACTAGCATAGTCATACATGTATGGCCTGCACAGTTTCAGCACATCCAGCAACTCCTGATTCATCGAGTGCAATCGGCGCAGTTCGGCTGCGGCGTTGAGTTCGTGCGGTTCTTCGGGTCCAGAGTACGGCCCCCAGAAGAATTCAAGCTCATCAGCCAGCCGCAGGGCTTCGGGTTGCGGGTTCGTGCTCATGATTTCACCTTGTAGTCTTTGAAAACCGTCCCCTGGCTGGCGTCGCCCACCTTGCAGGCTTTTACCCAGACCTGCTTGCCGCTGGGGTGTTTGCGCCAATGGCCGCGCCGGTCGTGCGCCCTCGGGCTGGCGTGGGTGCCGCCTTGACCGGGGCCGGATGGCTTGCGCGGCGCAATGACCACGGTGCGCCAGTTGTAGGACAGCGGGCGCTTGCCTTTTCGGATGCGCTCGCGGGTGACGGCGTTTTCAGGGATCGACGGCTGGTAGCCGTTGCAGCCCGTCGCATCAAGATTCGACAGCCACCCGTCGATGATGACCATCGCGCGCAGGGCGGCGTCCCGGTCGCTGGCCTTGGCCAGCTTCAGCTCGCCCTCGTGTTCGAGGTAGACGAAGGGCTGCAGATCCACGATGCCGCGATGGCTGCGGGTGCATCCGGCCACGGAGATGGTCCGGTTCTGGCCAGCGATCAGGCCGAGCGCGAACAAGTCGCCATCGGCATCGATGCCGGCCAGTGCGCATCGGTCGAATGGCAGGTGCAGCAGCCGCTCCTGATGCAGTGGCTGGCCTTCGGAGTATTCGTTCAGGGTGCCGAGGTCGAACCACATGGCGCTGGCCGGCTCGCTGACCAGGCGGCAGGCGGCGCGGACATTGGGGGTCATCGATGCACCCCGTTATATTCGTGGTCCACCCATTTGTCAGGGCTTCCCGGCAGTTCTTCGGCCTGCACCACGGTGCGGGCATCGGTGATGCGCTGCATCAATTCTTCAATGGCTTCCTTGCCTTCGTAGTCAGTTGACCACTTGGCGTCTATTTCCAGCAGCGGCATGCATTCGCCCAGCAGGTTCCAGAGCACCTTGCGGGTGCCGATGGCGTTGGCCGCGCGCTGGTGCGCCTCGTGGGCATCGCGCTCCAGTATCCGGATCACGGCCTCGCGTCGCTCGATCACCTCGGCAGCTTCGCGCAGCAGCTCTGCCACCGCGTCCAGTCCGGTGTGTTGCGCCATCTGGCGCAGCGTGGTTGTGATGTTGGGGGTCATTCCGTTCCTTCCATCGCCCGCTGGATGGCTTCCAGCTTGAGCTTCATTTCGACGTTCTCGTACAGGGCTGCCCGGTACCCCGCCCAGGCTTTCTCGGATCGCTCGCGCTCGGCTTCGAGCAGGCGCTGCAGGCGCTCGATCTGGCGGCGAAGCTGGGAGGGGCTGGGCGGTTTGGTCATGCCGCCTCCTTCAGTCGCTTGCGCTCCTCGCGGCGCTGTTGCTTGTAGACCTGGCGGGCCATGGCGTAGACGCTGTTGGCCTCGGCTGCGCGCTTCTTCAACTCGCGCAGCAGGTCGAGGGTCACGGTGGGGCCTGGGTCGCTCATGGCATCAGCCCCGCGAATGGGCTGCTTCGGTACTCGCGCCAGAGCAGGCCGGCCTTGATGGACTGGATCGTGTGCTGTGCGACGCCGTGGTCGCGCGCGATGGCTCGCTGCGGCCGGTCGTCCGCGCGGATGGCGCTGGCGATCTCCATGTTGAGCTTGCCGCGCTCGCGGGCGGCGCGCGCGATGTTCATCTGGCGCTTCATCCGGGATGCCGCGTCCATGCCCTCGGCGGCCTTGATCGAGACGCGGCTGCGGGTGGTGCGGACGATGTGATCGGGCCTGACGCACAGCGGGTTGCCGCAGGAGACGCCGGCCAGGTAGCCGTTCAGGTTCGTGCCGCGCTCGGCCAGCACGAAACGGCGCACGCTGCTGACCTTGCCCTGCCAGTTCATCATCGGGGTCTTGCAGTTCTGGGTGGCGCCGATCCAGCGCCAGCAGCCGCATTCCTCCTCGATGGCGTGGCCCTGGATCTTCTCGATCAGCGCGCTCATGCCTCGCCCCCGGCGATGCGTTGCAGGTCGGCCAGCACTCGGCTGCCGGCGCCGCGCGGGTTGGTGGCCTGCATGCTCAGTGGTAGGCGGTGCTCGACGCGCTCGTCGCCGCGCCGGCTGGGGTGCTGCAGGTGGTCCTGGCAGCCAGGTCGCATGGTGCTGCGGCTCCAGTCGGTGCCGGCGTAGTCGCCGCCGTCCTTGGGGTTGTGGTGTCGGTGGCTGGTTTCGAAGTTTTTTAAATGCAGTTTCATAGTTTGGCTCCCTGACGAAAAAAAAGCCCGCGCTGGGCGGGCTGGTGGGGTGTTGGGTTCCGTCCGTTCCCCGGATTCGCAGCACATGTCTTGCGACTCGCCACCGCTTTTCACTTTTCGGGCCGGTCAAGATTCACGCGGGCCGGCGTCCGATTCGTCATCTGGGGCTGGTTCCCGGGCCGGATCGGTGTCCCGGGTTGGATTAGGCGAGTCCCGCTGTGTTACTTGATGGTGAGCCGGTCGCGTTTCACCAGCCTCGCGCCGGGGATGTCGTAGCCGTCCTTCAGCGCCCGCTTGATCAGCGCCTTGTCGGCTTCGTGGCGGGCCGGGATCTCGCGCAGGCAGTCCTGCGGCAGTTGCGCTTCGTCGTAGACTTCGACCGCTTCGTCCCGCCCGACGGCCAGGCTGGCGTGGAAGATGCCGCGCTCGTCGCTGATGTCGCGGATGCCGGAGGCGCTCATGTGGTCAGCCAGGTAGCGGCGCAGCCACTCCTGCCGGCGGCGCTCGGCCTTGACCTTGATGACCAGCTCCTTGATGTAAGCCTCGACCGCGTCGGTCTGGCGCTCGGACTCCAGCAGGTAGGCTGTGGTGGCGACCGCCTTGCGTTGCACCAGGGCGCGGGCGTCCTCGTAGCCTTCCGGCATCTCGCCCGTCTCAGGGTCGATCTGGTCAAGCAGGGCGCGGACCTGTTCGGTCGCTGCGTGCAGGGTGATGTTCATGGTGCGTTCAAGAAAAAGCCCGCCGGGCTGTGATGCTCAGGCGGGCTGGTGGATGAATCAGAACGGAATGTCGTCCTCGGCCATGGAGAAGGACGGCTCCTGCTGCTCGGCCGGCCTGCGCTGGTTGCGTTCCCACTCGGGCGAGCGCTTGATGGCTTCCTGCAGCTTCTCGTGGAAGGTCTCGAACACGCGCATGTCGGGCTGGTCCAGGTCGAACACCACGTTGTCGTGGACGGCAGCGGGCCTGGCGTTCTTGAGTGCCCCGGGCAGCGGGGTCAGGCCGGCGACGTTGCTGTAGGTCTTGCCGTTGGTCTCGCTGGTGGTGACGTTGACCATGCAGTAGGCGCCCAGCAGCTTGGCTACATCGAAGGCCTTGGCCTCCTCGTCGGTGAAGTCTTTGCCACGCCATGCGGCCAGATCCTTGCGAAGCCCGGCCTTTTCGTGCAAGCTGACCGTGTAGCTCTTGCTGATGGTCATGGGCATTTCCCGGCCGTTTACCTCGATGGTCAGCGGGTTGCCTTGCTCGTCTTCTCCGAACAGCTCCCAGCCGATGCGGATCTTGTGCTGCAGCTTCTCGCCGTACTGGCCGGAACTCAGTTGCGTGCCCAGATCGATCAGGCTGTAGCAGCGTCCGATGTAGGCGCCTGCGGGGACGCGCTTGAAGTTGCCGCCGCCGCCGTTGTCGCTTGCGATGAATGCCATGGTGTGCTCTCTTTCTGTGGTTGATGTGCCGGGCTCAATAGGTGCCGGCGTACCCTTGGGAAATCAGAAGGGAAGGCCCCGGAAGGCGCAGCCCCAGGCGATGCGCGCGCTGTAGCGGCGCGTGTTGTGGCGTCGGTAGAGCCGGTAGATCTGGATGAACTCAATCAGCTTGCTCATGTGCTGCTCCGGGTGATCTGCGGGGAAATCCGCATTGGCCTGCCGCGAGGGCAGGGCGATGAAGACTCATAGCGACAGCCATACGGCAACTGCGGTCGCGGCGCACATCAGCGCCATCAGCAGCACGACGTAGCCGGCCAGGGCAGCGGCAATGCGGCCGATCCGGCGAAGCGTGGACGCCTTGGCGGTGTCCGGCCACACTGGCAGCTCGGCCGGTAGCGTGGCGGGGTAGGCACGCTGGCGGCGCACCGGGCAATTGCGGCCCTGGTCGCACTCGTACTCACAGCAGTCCATCAAGCACGCCTGCGGCAGACAAAGCCTGTGCCGTCCTGCAGTTGCAGCACCATCGCATGCATGCCGTGCAGCCGGTCGCAGGCGGCTTGCGCTATCTGCTGCGTGGTGCGTCCCCGCCCGGCTTCACGCGCTGCCTGGGCTTGTGCGTCCTTGAGGTCGAGCGCCACGGCTTCGGCCAGATCTTGCTCGCTGGGCCCGTCCATCAGGTAGCTGGCGGCGAACACCAGGGCAATGCCGGAAACGGCGATACATGTGAAAGTTTTGCTGGTCATCCGTATCTCCTCACGGGGGTCAAGGTGCCGAAGTCGTCCACGACGGCCTCGAATCGACTGTCAAACGGGTAGTGGCCTACGGTGACGCCGTAGCTCGCGCTTTCCCAGCGCCGCCACCAGTGACAGCGCGTGGCGCTGATGGCAAACAGGTTTGGGTAGTTGTGCGTCATGGCTGCATCTCCCGCTGGTGCTCGGCCTCGATTTCCTCGAGCAGCTCGTCGTTGATGCGCGTGAGGTCTTCCTCGCTGGCCATGGCCTCCAGTTCTGCCGGGGTGAATTCCTTTTCGGGGTCGAACAGTTCCCACTCGAGGAGTTCGGTCTGTCCGGGCTCCCAGGTGTCGGGGTGGCCGCGCCGGTAGGGCGGCTCCTCGGGCTCGTAATCGGTGACGCGGGCGATGCATGGCACCTCGTCGCCGACCCAGGTGGTGATTTCGATCATGTGCGTCTCCAAGAAAAAAGCCCGCCAGGGGTGAGCTGGCGGGCTGAAGTCCCGGCGTTGCACCGGGCAGGGAGTTGAGGTTGAGTGCCGCGCCGCTTGCGTGAAGCGCGCATTGGCTACCAGCAGCTGACAGAAAAAACCTGCCGGGCGGCTAAGATCCGGCCGGCGCGACACTCAAGCAAGCCCGCTGGGGAACACTGACTCCGCCTTCCGGCCTATCCGGTCGGTCGGCCCAGCGGACTTGCTTGATGCCCCTCTGGTGAAGGGCTGAATGGGGCATTGAGAAGGCTGCCCCGGTGGCCTCGTGGGATTAGTCGCCGTAGCCGGAGCCGTAGCCGTAGCCGTAGCCGTAGCCGTAGCCGTAGCCGTAGCCGTAGCCGTAGTCGACTGGATTAACAAGCCTCGACATCGGCAACCCCCTCGATACTGGCCTCCGCTGTCGCCGATACCGGAATCAGCTCGATCGCTTCGAGCCATACGGCCGGGACGACGGGGGCGAACTTGCAGCCCTCGGGATCGACGCCATGCACCGCCACGCCGCTCAGGCTGATCGATTTCGCGGCCCTCCATTGCCACAGGCGGCGGGCGTTCTTGACGATGACCTCGTTGCCGGCCTTCTGCTCGATCTCGCCGTACCAGACGCCGGCCGAGTAGGTGCGCACGATGCACTTGGTGCCGAGCATGGCGTTCAGCCCTTGGGGCGCGGCCGGCTGCTGTGCTGCGGGCGCTTGGTTGAAGCGGGCGGCGATCTGCTTGAGTTCGCCGTAGGTCAGGTGGTCGATGTTGGTCATCGGTGGTCCTTTCGGTGGGTTGAAAACCCCAGCCCCCTCACCGAAGGCGCTCGGGTTTTGCCCCTCTTGCGAGGGGGAACCGCATCGCGTGGCGGCGTGGCCTTTCAGCCCACTGCAAATCGTTGTGGCGTCGATGCGCCTCGGCTCAGATGCGTCCTCACCCCTCGCACTCGCCAGCCTTGGGTCGGCTGGGTCCTAGCGGTCATGTCGTCTTACGCTTTCGCTGCGGCATGGCTCCATTATGCACAAAAATCAGCTTGTGCGAGAAAAATTTCACGCGGCACACAAGAAAATTTTCCCGCTACAATCCAAACATGGATGAACTTACACACGCACTAGCCATCGAAGGCAACTGTGTCGCTTTGGCAAAAGCTCTCGGCGTAGAAGCCGCCCGAGTCAGGAAGTGGAAGCAATCGCTTCCAGAACCCTGGCGGCTGGTGCTGCGCGCAAAGTACAGCCGGCGCAAGCCCAAGAATCCACCCAAGGAGCAAGCATGACCCGCGTCAACCCGGAGCTGGGCTCCGACTGGCGCGACGAGATTCGAGCCGGGCAGGATGCGCTGCTGTCCATGCTGGTGCGCGGCGTCCGCAACGGGGACCGCTTCGTGTTCACCGGCCCCGAGCTGACCGCCGTCAACCTCGTGATGGAGATTCACGACGCGCAGCTGGAGCGCTGCACTATCGAGATGATGCAGAAGGCGCTGACGCTGATCATGCGCGAGCGCCAGGCAAACAGGATGCGCAGCGTGATGCAGCAGGCAGACGCATCTCAAGTGAGGTAAAATTGCATGAGCACGGCCTAGGGGCGGGGTAGCTCCCCAAACCGAAAAGGCGGTTGGTACCCGCCCTGGCCAAGTGCCTTCAGTACCGCAAGCCCTAACCAGGGAGCAACCAAGAATGGCGAGAATTCGCACCATCAAGCCAGAGTTTTTCACCTCTGAAGACATCGTTTCTCTGAGTCCACTTGCCCGACTGCTTTACATTGCGCTGTGGTGCGAAGCTGACCGAGAGGGGCGACTTTCGTGGAAACCGCGCACGCTCAAGATGCGCTACTTCCCTGCGGACGACTGCGATATCGAATCGCTTTGCGGGGAAATCCTAAGCCTCGGCATGGTCAGGCTGTACGGCAATGGCTACGCGTACATACCATCGTTTCACGCGCACCAGCACGTCAACCCACGCGAGCAAGCATCTCAACTCCCGTCGCCACGCGATGACGACGCGATGACGACGCGTGAACCACGCGTGAACGACGCGTCAGGAACGCGTGAACCACGCGACAGTGACGCACAGGTAGGAAGGAAGGAAAGGAAAGGAAAGGAACACGCGTCAGCACGCGACGCGTTGTTTGACCGTTTCTGGAAAACCTACCCGAACAAGGTTGGCAAGGATGCTGCCAGAAAGGCGTTTGACAAGCGCAACCCTGACGATGCGCTGGTTGACCTCATGGTGTCGGCGGTGGAGCTGCAGAAGCAGTCGAGCAAATGGACCAAGGACGACGGCGAGTACATCCCGCACCCGGCAACATGGCTGAACCAGGGTCGCTGGCAGGACGAAGGCGTTACCGACGGCGAGCAATCCGAGGGCGGGAACTGGCGCAGCAACCCGGCTTTCGCGGGGGTGATCTGATGCGCGGCTACGAAAAACTCATCGAGCTGCGCAGGGCGCACAAGGCCCCCCGCTTCGTGTTCGTCAACGACTACCCCTGCCGCACGGACTGGCACGAGAACGCGGGTGACGCCGTGACGGTCTGCACCGCTGGCGACGACATCGATCTACTGGACTTGCGCTGCCTGGTCGGCCTGAGGGTGAGCATCAGCAGCCCGGCCGAGGCGCGCGCCAAGGCGCTGTTCGAGCGATGCAAGGACGCGGGCGCAGCGACCGTGGCGGCGTGCCATGTGCTGGGATGGGGTGACGGCTGGGCCGAGGTCTGGCACCGCAAGGAGGTGGCGTGATGGCCGCGATCTTCGACGACGACATGATCGACTTCGAGCTGTACCTGCGTGAGACCGATGCGCAGGTCAAGGTCAAGCCGGCATCGAGCTACAAGCAGGCGCTGAAGGACCGGCTGCGCGGTCGCCGCGAGCAGCGGCTGGTGTACCTGCCCTGGGACAAGACCCGTGAGAGTTTCGACTTCCGCAAGGGCGAGGTGACGATCTGGGCCGGCATGAATGGCCACGGCAAGAGCCTTGTAACGTCCCAGGTGGCGCTTTCTCTCATGGGTCAAGGGGAGCGGGTGGTCATTGCCAGTTTCGAGCTTAAACCCGTTGTGACGATGCAGCGCCTGGCGCGCATGTTCGTGGGCATGAACCCGTTCAGCCCCGAGTTCCAGTGCGACGCCGGCATTGCCGAGGTCGAGAAGCTCTACGACGAGTTCAGCGACTGGACCGATGGGCGGCTGTGGCTGTACGACCATGTGGGCAGTGCCGAGGGCTCGAAGGTCATCGGCATGGCGCGCTACTGCGCCAAGGAGGCGGGCATCCAGCACATCTTCATCGACAACCTGGCCAAGTGCGTCCGGGCCGAGGACGACTACAACGGCCAGAAGGCGTTCGTGGACGAGATGATGACCATCGCCCAGGACTACGGCGTGCACATCCACATCGTCCACCACCTGAAGAAGCCGCCGAAGGAGACCGATAAGCCGGACAAGAGCGACGTGAAGGGCTCGGGCGCCATCGTGGACCAGCCGGACAACCTGTTTTTAGTGTGGCGCAACAAGGGCAAGGAAGAGGACCGCAAGGCGGGCGCGAACAAGCGCCAGGAAGAGCCGGACCAGATCCTGTACTGCCGAAAGCAGCGCAACTATGAGGGCAGCGGCGAGGGTGAGCCGAGCATCGCACTGTGGTTCAACCGTGATGCCGGGCAGTTCGTCGGCGCCGAGGGTGATGGCCCGATGTTCTTCCCGAACTACCCGCACCGGCAGACGGGGTGGATGTGACATGGAACGAGACCTTCGATCGCATCGCGGCCCACTACACGGCCATGGCGATGACGCCGGGCTGGTGGCAGTACGCCCAGGCCAGGGTGGCCGAGCTGGAGCGCTACGAGATCTGGGTGGGCCTGCGGTCCGAGGTGGGCGGGAGGGTAAAGGCGGCGGGCTACAGGCCGTCTGCAAACGACCTGGCTGCATTCGAGCGCACGCCCGATCCGTGGCCGGGGTCACGGCGCTGGCCTGGGAGGTGACGGCGTGAAGCTGCATTGCGCCCTGTGTGGTCGCCCCGTCCTGAATCCGGCGGTGCTGATCGGCCCGCTGCCGGTCGGCCCGAAGTGCGCGCGCCGCGCCGGGCTGCTGGAGCTGGCGAAGAAGCGGGCCGGCCGGCTGTCGCTGCCGCGGCTGCGGTTCACGCGCCCGGCTCCGCAGGAAAACATGGATCTGTTCGAGGAGGACGTGGAATGAGCGACACCCGAAAAGCATGGCGCCTGTGGAACCCGGTCCAGGCGTACCAAGAGATCCAGGCCGCATGGGCGTTTGCCAAGGCGCTGCTGCTGGCCGGCCACGGCCTGGTGCTGGAACTGCGCGCCGAGACCCGCAGCGACGCCCAGAACCGACTGCTCCATGCGCTGATCGCTGATGTGGCTCGTCAGGCTCAGTGGCAGGGCAAGAAGCGCACGCCGGCCGCCTGGAAGGTGTTGTTCGTCAGCGGGCATTCTGTCGCGACGGGTCAGGGTGCCGAGATGGTGCCTGGCCTGGAAGGCGAGTTCTGCAACCTGCGCGAGAGCACCGCCCGCATGAGCAAGGCCCGGCTGTCCAGCCTGGTGGAGTACGTCCATGCCTGGTGCGCGCACAACGACATCAAGCTGCGCGAGGCACGGCAGTGGATGGTCGATGAGGAAACCGGGGAGATTCACGCATGACCACCCAGGCCGAGAAACGCTACCTGGACCGCGTGGCCGAACTGCCGTGCGTCCTGTGCGGCGCCGAGGGCGTCCACGTCCACCACGCACGGGAGGGTCAGGGCATGGCCCAGCGCGCGCAGCACTGGCTGGCCATTGCGCTGTGCCCGGACTGCCACACCGGACCGACCGGGTTTCACGGCAACCGCCAGCGTCTCAAGGCCCAGAAGGTCGATGAGATGGATCTGCTGGCACGAACCATAGAGGCATTGAATACATGACCCAGACCCTCGACGACATCCTCCAGGAGCGTGGCACGCGTTACGGCACCTTCGCCGGCCATGCCGAGATTTCGCAGCACCTGAAGGCGCCCGTGCGGCGCGACCTGGACAAGCGCGATCGGCGCCTGGCCGACGACCAGATGGAAGCGCTGGAGATGATCTGTCACAAGATGGCCCGGATCATCAACGGCGACCCTGACTACGCGGACTCGTGGCGCGACATCGCGGGCTACGCCACTCTGGTGGCCGACCGGCTGGACGGGGTGGTGCGCTGATGCCGCGTCGCAGCAAGTTCGGGGCCGTCAAGACCGTGGTGGACGGCATCACCTTCGACAGCAAGGCCGAGGCTCGCTACTACGGCCAGCTCAGGCTGCTGGAGAGGGCGGGGGAGATCAGCAACCTGCGCTTGCAGGTGCCGTTCGTGCTGGCCCCTGCTGTGGTACTGGGAGGCCGCAAGCGCCCGGCCCTGCGCTACCTGGCCGACTTCACCTACGAGACGTCTGCTGGCACCGTGGTGGCCGATGTGAAAGGCGCCATCACCGACAGCTACCGCATCAAGCGGCATCTGATGAAGGCGGTGCATGGCATCGAGGTTCAGGAGGTCCGCCTTTGAGGAAC